GCTCAACAGGAATATGAAAATACTGGGGAGAAGAGTCTACTTAAAGATATTGCCCGATACAACAACATCCAAATGGCAAAGAAGATTTCTCTTAATTCCGCGTATGGTGCTATTGGGAATAATTGGTTTAGGTATTTCGATTTGTTGGTTGCTACTGCAATTACAACTAGTGGCCAGTTATCTATACGATGGATTGAAAAGAGTCTTAACATTTATCTCAATAACATTCTTGAAACCAAAGACATGGATTTCGTGGTTGCCAGCGATACGGACAGCGTCTATATTTCATTTGAGCAGCTGGTTAGTAGTGTGTTTAAAGAGGGAGCAGACACTAATGATATTATCACCTTCTTGGACAGGGTTGCAAAAGAGAAGTTGGAACCTTTCATTAATAAATCTTATCAAGCGCTTGCTGAAGTAACCAACGCATACGAACAGAAGATGGAGATGGGACGTGAGGCCATTGCTGACAAGGGTGTATGGACTGCCAAGAAGAGGTACATACTAAACCTGTATGATATGGAAGGTGTGCGGTTCAAGGAACCTAAACTCAAGATAATGGGATTGGAGGCTGTCAAATCATCTACACCAGCCCCATGCCGTGAGAAGTTGAAGGAAGCAATCAAACTCATTATGAATGGTGATGAGGATATGCTAAATACATTCATACAAGATTTTCGTGAGGAGTTCATGTCATTGCCAGCAGAAGATATTGCATATCCCCGTTCCTGTAATGGGTTGAAGAAGTTTCGTGGAACAGATCGTTTATTTGCACTCGGTGCTCCAAAGCATGTTAAAGGTGCAATCCTTTATAACCATTTGGTAGATGAAAATAATCTTGGTAATAAGTATGTTTCCATTCAAGAAGGTGACAAGGTTAAATTTGTAAATCTTCGGCAGAATATCTATCAAGCTTCTGCGTTTTCTTTTATGACAAAGATACCACCGGAGCTGGACATACTGCCTATGGTCGATTTCACCTCGCAATACGAAGATTCATTTATAGCTCCACTTCGTGTGATAACGGATAAGATAAACTGGATATTGAAAGACGATGAAATTGGAACACTAGAGGACTTTTTTGGATGAGATATTATCGCTACACATTAGATGACTTAAAGAAATCCTCTGATCGCAAGCTATTCACTTACATTTCATTCTTTGCGGGTGGTGGTGGATCATCTTGTGGTTATAAATTGGCAGGTGGTGATTGTAAATTTGTGAACGAATTCCAGCAAGTCGCAGTTGATACCTATCTTGCAAACTGGCCTAACACTCCACACATCTGTGGTGATATCAAAAATATCACTGGCCAACAGATTATGGAAATGACGGGAATTAAAAAGTACGAGCTAGATATTATGGATGGTTCGCCACCTTGCCCACCCTTTAGTATGTCTGGTACTAAGAGGAAGGGTTGGAATAAAGAGAAGATGGCTTACGGTATGAAGCAACAAAACATTGAAGATTTGACATGGGAGATGATTCGGATTGCTGGTGAGATGATGCCAAAGGTTATTATATGCGAGAATGTCAAAGGTCTAACGATGGAATATGCAAAGCATCATTTAGATCGTATGGTCACAGATTTTGAGGCACTTGGATATACAACTAAATACAAAGTTCTAAACGGTATTCATTTCGGTGTGCCTCAGAAACGTCAACGTGTTTTTATAGTATCAGTACGTAATGATGTTCTGGATGATATTGGTATGCGACAGATGACAGTTTATAATGGAAATCTATTTCCAGAGCCTGCGTTGGATGAAGAACCAACAATAGAACAAGCAATTGGTGACTTGCAACTTAACAATATGAATCGTATAGAGGCTGAAGAACTTTGTGAAAAGATGAAGAAGTCTGCGAAATATAAATGGTTGAAACGTCTACCCAAGAACCCTGATAAGGTTGTATCTGTGGGGAGCGATGTTGTGTCTCCGTTTTATGACAAACTAATTGAACATAGAACTAAGTGGGGAAAAGAAGTGCCAGAAAGAAAGAGTTCATTTTTCCAGTCACGCAGAGTGCCATGGCTTGCCGCATCTCACACACTTTCTGAGCAAGGATTAGCAAGTCTTTCCGTTCACTTGCATCCTCTAGAAGATCGTATTTTTACTCCGCTAGAGGCTGCAGCCATAATGACTCTACCAACGAATTATGTGAATCCTTCTGAAGATATTTATGAGAGGGGTAAGCGCATTGGCCTGATGGTAGCGCCATTAATGCTGGCACATCTCGCAGAGAACATATACGAAAATGTGTTGAAACTATATAATGAAAAAGGGTCTTGACAATTGAGACTTCGTGTGTTACAATGTATATATAATGATGAGAGATCATAGTTTCATAGAAAACCTTGATTAATCACATTCAACCCATGTACGCAGAGTCGTACTATTTTTGAGGAGAAACCTATGCCGTTAGACGGAGTAGTGGCCATGACTTCGGCCGAAAAAGAAGTCGTTATTAATCTTAACCCCGATAATGTAACTAAATTTACGGATGCGAATCTTGCAACCTATGACCGCTTGCGTGTCAAGGAAGCATACCCTCGTATTTTTGGTACGCAATCACCACCTTATTTGAAGTACGTTGGGCCCAAGCTTGTTAATGTCTCTGACATTGAGCTTGATAACAAGATGTTTGAACAGACTGTTCGTGCAAACATCAATCCAAAGGGGCCAGATGTGCGTGATGACATTCGTTTCAATGGATTTAATCTCGCAGAACTTGGTTTGTTTCTTGTTCGTTTGAATAATGGGAAATATCTTATTATGGAAGGTCGCTCTCGTGGCAAGATGCTTCGTGAAGACTTTGACATGACTAACGTAATTGCAGATGTTTTTGATGTAAAAGATTTGGCAAATATTATTCGTTTTGCACTTTTCATGAACTCTTCAAAGAAGCCTTTCGGTGAAGCATCTTATGAGGATATACGAAATGTAATTATGTGGCTCATTGAGGAAGGTGCAATTGCAAAGCAGCCTGATACTTCTGCTGGTCGTACTGCTCTCACCGATGCAATCACTTATGAGTTGGATTTCATATCTGGTGGAAAGCTTAAGCCTGCACAGTATGATTTGATTATTCTGGCTGCCCGTGACAAGGCTCTTGGGTATAAGAGTGTTATCTCTTTCCCCGGCGGTAAGGGTGTTGAAGATTATCTTAATAAACTTTTGGGTGCAGAGCGTGTTGCAAAGGATTTGGCAAATGGTATCAAGTATGTTCCAGTTGCAATCTTTGATGAAAAGATGTATCCACGCATGATCACTGAAACTGCAAAGGCACCGAAGTCTATCAAGGAAATCCGTTTTGTCATGTATATGGGAGTTCCGAAAGCATCTGATCCTGAGGGCTCTTGGCTTAAGGATTCCGGGCCCGGAGTGGGCAAGCACGCTGGTTTCAAGAAGCGGTTTGATACTTTTGAAGAGCAGATTGCAGAAATTCGTTTCAACGGTGTTCGTGTTGATACGACTTGTATCAAGATTTACGGTGCAATCCCACAGGTGCGTTCCTTGGATAAGAAGTATCCTATGAATCGAATATATGTTTATAAGTAAACTCTATATTCCAACATATGACAGAGTGGGGAGTCAAGCTTGTTTTGACTCCCTTCCTGTCAAGTGGAAAGAGAAGACGGTATTGGTTGTCCATCCAGAAGAAATTCACGATGGATACCCAACGCTGTCTTGTTCTGTTCAAGGCACAGGAATTGCTCCAGTACGCCAGTGGATATCTAAATATGCAGAGGGTACACGATATGGCGTGATTGATGATGACTGTGTTTTTCAATATACTCTTAGGGAAAATGAAGAAGGCCCCAGCAACAGACCACTAACGGATGAAGAGTTTGATGTAATGATTGATTTATTTGATTCGTGGATGAATGAAGGATTTACATTTGTTGGTTCTGATGCTGCATGGAATCCACCCACAAGAGATAAAGATTATCGTACTAATTCAAGATTGAGTGGTAATGTGTTTTATTCTGAGAAACTTCCAGTAAGTAACCTTGACTGGCTATCTTTACCCATTAGTGAGGACTACTATGTTGCATTACAGTTACTAACTCAGGGCTATCAGAATCGAGTGAGTCTCAAATACCGCATTAATCCCGGCACTACACAGGCAAAGGGGGGGTGTTCAACTCAACGCACTCTAGATTCGCATAATGAGTCTCTTGTAAAACTGAGAGAGAAGTTTCCAGCGTTCGTCCAGTTAAGAGAGAAGATAGCAAAAAGTAGCGGTGAGTGGAGCGGTAAAACTAAACTTGCTGCAACCATCTCATGGAAGAAGGCATATCATTCATCACAAATTAATTCACTAGAGGAGTTTTTCACATGAGGAAAATACTTGCAAAGACTGATTATGGCGAGAAGGCTACTTTTGATAAGTGGAATGGAAAGTTTTACAATGAATCTGACCTTGATGATATTATTCATGTAACAGAGGATACTGCTATCATGCGTCCAGATTCTACTCTTGACGGCGAGGGTGTTCCTATTGCATATATAGTGACAAATGCATTTCCGAATGATGACATGCGTGATTTTCTGTATGGGATAGAAGATAGTTCAGTCATGAGGGCAAACTGCTCTGGTCCTATCGATGCTGAAGAAATGAAAAAGAAAGGTCTTATTGAAGGTGAGCATTACAAACTTCGTACACCAAACTCCTATCATACTCGCTCTAAGAGCGGTGGTTTTGGCATGATCGCATACGCAAATGAAATAAATTCAGTTATGATCGGGGTCAAAAGAGGACGGTTCACAGGAAAGATCAATATATCTAACCCAGAAAAGTGGGAAGCATTGAAACCACTATGTGAAGATGTTGAACGTGCATTTGAGAAAGCTGCACCAGAGATTTACAATAGACAGAAAAGGTTTGCAGAAGATGCAATTGCACCAGAGCATCGTCATGGTATGATTACGACACTGAGTGCTAATCGATACAGTGCAATGCAGAGTAAAGCAATGGCGGTACATTCTGATGGGAAGGATGTTGAGTATACTACTATGAGTTGTCATCGACAGGGCGAATACACGGGAGCGTATCTCTCATTCCCACGTTGGGGTGTAGGACTTGATCTCCCAGATAACTGCGTGTGTATCGCTGATTCTAAGAGCCTGCACTGCGTTACACCTATTCGTGGAGCGGGTCAGAGGTTCACCACGGTCTGTTATACAGATTTGAGCGCCGCAACAATAGGTAACATGGGTAAGAGTGAGCGACTCATCGGTCGTTTCGCGAAAAAAGAATCGGGAA